CACTCATCCGGCACGGCTCCGATTTGTAGAGCTTGCTTCGCGAATTTTGTATTTACGAGCTTGCGCTGCTTCTTCCAGAGCACTCTAACTGGCACGGCAATGCTATGCTTCTGTGTCTCAATATAGCGACGTGCAACACGGGCATCACTCGCGTCTGAGATGATAATGTTTCTAGCTCTTACTTCTAGTTCCATTTATCTTTTCCTCATGCGCGCAAACACTCCATATCTATCTCGGCCTCTTCCAGTATGTCCCATACCGCACGGCCATAAGCACCTTTATGGTTGTCATTACAATCGAATCCTCGACATACCTGTGGTCTGTCCTCAAATATAAGACATTCCCTGCTCTCTGGGTCCCAGTAAACACAGGCGAACACTTCACGGCCAAGCTCGCTGACGAGTACCCTAGCTCGCATGACAACATACTTACTCAAATCGAGCGTTTCCCGATGCCCACGAAAACTGGAAGCACCCCGCTTATTCACGTAGAGTCCCTCGGCTACCTCTTCTTTAGTAAGCGTAATGTTCATGTAGACTATGCAGCAATGGCCACACCGCCTGCATCCATTTCCGTTCATATTATTCCTCATCAATCTTGCCTGAAATGTCAGAGAGTGGAATGAGGGTCGAAGGAACGAGAATCACATTTCCGCCCTTAATCTCGCCTTTACCACAGGCTATTCTCTTCTCATCCACTGTCAGCCAATGAGCCTTCCCCATCCTTTCATAGACCGCACCCAGCTCTTCCCTGAGTGCCTCGATTGCATTCTTGTCGTATTCTAAATACAACCGCTCATCACCCCATGCGGGTGTGAGCCAGTTGTTAAATTCGTCTCTGAGATAACTCAGCAGCGGAAGCACACTTTCCACGTACAGCGCCTTTCTCGCTTCCCCAAAATTCGAATATGTTTTCTGCTCACTGTCGCCTATCAACTCGGGTGCCACTTTAAAAACAGAACAGATTTTCCTCGTATTCAGTTTATCGCTGCCTAACCAGTCCATATCTTTCGGCGTTATAGCGATGCTCTCCCACTTCAAGCCTCCTTCGAAAATGAATGGCTCCGCCACATTTTTGTAGCCTTGAATGTTTTCTTTGAGGCCTTTCCTCAGCGCCACTCTCTGCTCATCCTCCAGCGCCCCTTCGGTTCTGAGCGCACCTGGAGGCCTGGCGTCGTTCTCCAGAAGCCGTGCGTTCCATTCCGTCGACATCGCCTGGGTATCAATCTGCTTGGCCGCCACTTCGATAGGAGATAATCCGTACCAGTCATCGAGCGGATGAAATGCCTTGAGATGCAGTACCTCGTTGACACCAAAATCTTTATGCTGACCAATTACTCCATAACGATAGCCCCTAATCGGCTCAAATTTCGACCCAGGCAATATCATCACTCTGTCTGGACGCATCGTGTACAACTCCTGCGGCGCCCCCCTTTCGGGTCCCACTTTAATCAGATAGGAATTGCCAGCTATTAAGTAGTACGCCAGCGCATTCTTTATGAACGCAGCCCCGCCGTCCTGGGGATTAGGCCGATGCAATCGAGTAAGTAAATCGTGCTCTTCTATCTTCTCCCTCTTCCCGTTGGAAGAGCCTGGCTTCTTAAACAGCATCCACGGAACTCCTGCCGCCGCCTCCACTATCAAATTCACACAGGCGTAGACCGTGCAGCAGTTCTGATATCCTGCCTCTGTCAGCTTTGCTATATCCTTTGGTGTCCACTGCGGGTCGTTACCCCCCATCAGCATAATCAGGCTGTGGTAAAGCGGGTTCTCCTTTATTTTCAGACCACGCATAAATGCCTTTGCCTTCCTAATCGGCCAGGTATAATCTATCTTTAAGCTCTCCATATTCTTATCTCCCTCATTTCACCAGATAATAAAAAGCGAATACAAATATTAAGCAGGCCGTAGCAGGATGCTGGATGTTCTGTCCTGCGATTTTTAATATAGTTTTGAACAGGTAAAACTTCGTGGCAGTGACCTCGAAGTAGACCCGTCCGTCCTTGTGGCCGACCATCTTTGTAGTCAATCCTCTTGGTGCTCTCATGACAATTTAGCCTCGATTTTATCAAGTCTCTCTTCTATGATTTTCTGTCCCTTCTCCAATGTTGCAAGCCTCTCTCCGTGACTGGGATTTTCTGATTTACCATCCTTCTTCTTGCTGTTGCGTTTTTCTACCATCTTCATCCAGATATTGATAATCGAAGCCAGGGTCAGGACTATCAGCCAGCCGTATTTAAGAACTTCACCTTCCATTTATCACCTCTATTTAGCCAGAACGAAGCCTCCGTAGGCGCATAACGCTTTAGAAACTTCTTGCCCAATCAGCTTATAAAATACCCCACTCACCCCAAATCCTGAATATTCACATTTAAGGAAATACATGGGGTCTTCTATCACTTTGTGACCGAATCGAAAATACGTAGAACGCACATGAAGACTCATACGAAAGCTCATACGCCCTGTCATCATCGACCCGATTTTACTCATCCTTATTTCCCCAAAACGAAGCCTGCCAGCAAACCTAATATCCCACCGACAATGCCTCCTGTTTTCAAACCCTTCCACCACTTCGCCTTTCCTCGCTTCTCACTCAAATTGAATTTGTCTTCCCACTCAACGCTAATCGCATAGGCATCTGTGAGCTGTACACCTCTCTCCTTGTATGCCTTGTCAAACTCCCTCAACGCATCCTTGAGATTGACAACTTCATTCTGACTCGTGAAGAACTGGTCTGCCCAATCAAGAGCTTCCTTCTTGAAATAAAAGACGTTCTCCAGGACTACCAGATTATCCTTCGCACAGTCCAGCGTGAAGACAATCCCCTGCTCTTGCTGTATGACATCTGGACAGTTTATAATCTCTATCGTTCTTATGACGACTTGTGTTATAGGCATCTCTCGTATCTGCTTCTTCAGCTCCCGCTTCTCAGCCAGCTTCACCCGCATCTCCGCATCTTTCCTTCGGATTATCGCTTCCTTATCCATAGCCAGACCATAGTTCTCTTCTGAGGACGTAATCGCTGTGGCTTCCCTTTTCTTACTGTCTCCTATCTTCCCCCACAGCGAGGAAATAGTCGCATCCTTTTCCTTGATACTCTGATTGTAATTGTGCCTTGCTATCAGACCCGAGATTCCACCATAGGCAAGGAAGAGAAAGAAGAGAATGCCAACGCAGATGAGAACCTTGAGCCAATGCTTCTTTATAAAGTTAATCATACTGCCTCCTCACACAGTCCTTTAAAAACTCCATGTCAAAGAGCTTCCCTGGACATGATTTGCGTGGGTCGAAGTTGTGGTGAGAATAGATATCATTGATTGCAAGTTCGAAGATGTCGAGCCATAAAGCGATGATTCGGGCACCAGCCATCACCAGTCCTGGCTTCGGTGCTTCTTTATCATAGTCACCTATAAAGCAGATGCCGAGCGAATGAGAATTCTGTCCTCTACAATGAGCACCCGACTCGGTCCACATCCTTCCCATCAAAGCTTCGAAGTACAGCTCATCCCCGCTCTTAACGAGTTCCACACCGCAGTGATATCCGATGGATTTGTAAGGCTTCTTCAAAGTCTGAGTGTGAAATTTTCTAATCGCACCCCAACTGACAGTCGGACCATCCTTCGTAAGACTGTGGTGACAGATTATCTGCGAAGGTATAAATTTCGCCATGATACTTAATAATATAAGCCCTGTTTTTGGGGGATTTTGGGAATTTGAAGCAAAGCTTCAAAAAGATGAATGTTTTAGTCGTTATTATGAATGTTTTTATCAAACAAAAGGCTTGACAAACAATTCAATTTAAGACCATTTCTTCAAAGCCCCGCTCGCTGCGGTCTCTCTTCAGTATCTTTTTGACCGCACCGTTCGGTAAATTCTGCTCTTTCACCAGTCTGATATCGTCACTGGATATCTCATCCACCACTACTCTCAGAGCCAGGACTTCACCCTGCCCTATCGCTACCACATCGAAGACAGGGTCCTTTACGAGGAAGACGGAATAACTCGCAGGAGGACTTTCCAGGAGGCTCTTCGCCAGCGCTACCGCACGCCGTTGCCGCTGCTTCGTAGCTTCTGCCATCAGTAACTCCTCGCGTGCGCTCTTCTCGGACCCCTCCGCCCGTCAGCTTTCTCAAAAGGAGACACTGCCTCTTTCTTAACGCTTTCGATTCCCAGCCTCGCATCCGCTATCTTCTCCTGAACATCAAGAGGAACCCGATGCTTGAACCCGTTCTC